GTTATCTGAGTTTATTAAAGAGGTTGTAGAAAGGAAAAAGAAAAAAGAAGAAAATTTGAAGAGGTTGGAAGAAGAAATCCAATCCTGGGAGCGAGTTGAGCTCCAGGATTGGATATAGTCGCAATCCCTTATTTATCAGGGTTAGAACCCGCAAGGTATTAAGCCTTGCGGGTTTATTTTTTTGTCTTTTTTTGTGCTTACATATTGTATATATAGGACACCCCAGGTGGACACACGGGGGTATTTATATATTGCTATATGTGGTTTGTCTTTCCCACCCTCATAATTAGAAGAGGTAAAATAAATGTTTAGTAAAATGGTAAACATTTATTGATAGTTGTTGTATAAATATCATAATTAGAAGAGGCAAAAGAAATGTTTAGTAGTGTATGTTATATAGATAGTATAATTACCAGACTGATTAATAAAAGTTTTATATATATAGTATTAGGAATTTTAGATAAAAGATCTTTTTATTTGAGGCGTTTCGCTTGGAGATTTTATTTAAAAGAAAGAGAGGCAACCTTATAACTGGAAGATATTTATTTCCTAATGGAAGATATATCTTCCAATTATAAGGCGGTTTTTCAATTTGTCAAGAGGTTGTGAAAATAAAATTGATTTTATTTTGAAGTATTGTTTTTATAAACAGCATAAACAAGAATAAAGGCCTTGCCTGATTTTCTCCTTATCTTTTCTATATTAATAAATTTAAAAGATATATGAGGGTATTTTTTAGTAAGAAGAGAAGGAATTTTATTTCTAAAACGAGAGGCGTTATCAAGAGTTTCAAATAGGCAAACATATTCAATATTATTAGTATTTTTTATTTGATTATGCTTTTCAAAAATAAGAGTGGCTTCCATTTTTTATTCCTCCTCATTAATTTAATTTGTTTTTAGAGAAATTAACATAACCATTCTCTGCTAACCAGATTAAAGCTTTAGCAATTCTATTAGCTATATCTTTCTCATTACAAAACATATCAATAGCACCTAAATCCCCAACAATAATTCTATTGTAACCTATACAATCTTTAGTCATACATAAATAGTAATCTTTTTTATCAAACTCAATCTTATCTGGTAATATTTCAATTAGTTCTCTTACAGTAGGAGCTTTGATTTTCTCTATAATATCAAGATAGTCAGCACAACAATCACAACCACCTAATAAAATATATTTTCCTCTTTCATCCCATCTTATATGTTCCTCATTCCAATAAATTAAATCCCATTCATTTTCATTTACTAAACTTCCTTTTAATCTCACCCAGTAAAAACCATATTTATCTTGTGGATAACTGATTTCTTTTAATTTTTTACATAATTCTAAACTTGGAACTTCTTTTCTTGGATTAAACATTTTACTCCTCCTTGTTTTCTAATTCCAAATCATAATCTATAAAAAAAGGCATAATTAACCATTACATCCTCCTTCAACAGTTATTAATTTCTTCATAAAACTCTTTTATTTTCTTCAATAAAATTTCTTTATGTTTTGGCTTTAAATCTTCTAAACCTTTAATAGTAAATAAATGATTATAACAGCCTCTATTACTGTCCCATCTTTTTACATCAAGGCGAAAATCAGACATTGTTTCAAGAAGATATTCTCCTTTGTAAACCCTATTCATAGTTTACCTCCTTATAATTTATTTCTAACTTTTAAATTTGATTTCTTTATTAGAATATTCTTTTTCAATAATCAAATAACAAATATCTTTAATAAGTCTTTTCATGTCTTTTTCGTTAGAAAAATAAAAAAATCTGTTATTACATTTACCATATAAGCCAATTTCAGCTGATATACGTAATACTTTTACATTTGAATCACCTAATAAATGGTAGATTTCACGCTTAAAATTAAAATTCTTCCTAATAGGAACTTCAATCGTTGGCAGTAATTCTGGAAGCTTTAATAACTTTTCTTCATCTATTAAATAACCATAATATCTACTTTCAATCATATTTTACTTCCTTATTTCAATTTAGGATTTTTGGTTTTAAACCTCATTATATCATTAGCAAACTTTTCAGCTTCTTTTTCAGAAGTAGTTATTTTTAAATTAGTAGTGACTTCTATATAAACTTTCTCAAAGTCAGGCTTTACTTTTGAATAAGCAAAAACTTTACTTAATTCTATTGAAGGATGTTCATTTGAAAAAGGTTCAAAGAAAGGAACTATGTTTATTTGAACTCCTTTATTTGGTGTCATAGAACTTATTATTCCTACACAATTTTCTATAATACCTTTCTCTTTATTTAATTTACCCATACCAAGTTTTCCAAAAGGTGTAATAAAAACAATTATCATAGTAGACCTCCTTGTTATTTTTTCTTAATTACACAAATATTTCCTATTTTCTCAACTACTTTTAATATAGGTCCAAGTATAAATGCAAAGGCTATCACAAAAGGCACAAAAAACCAAAATACTGATGTAATAGAAATTACTAATAAAGCACCTACAATATCACCAAGAGTTATATGACCGTGAAACTGTAAGTCTCTTTTAAATTCTTTAATAACAAAAATTGATAAGACAATAAAAACTACAATTGAACTAATACACCAAATAACTTTAAGATATGGTATCATTTCTCTTACCTCTTTTTTATTTTACTTTTGTTTTCTTTTAATTTATCTCTTAATTCTTCTTTTGCATATTTTAATAATAAAGTCATAGTTTCATCTGTATCATTAAAGATTTCCTGAACAGTTTTGCTATTTACTATTTTTGGTAGAACATAAATAAGAGCAAATTGTTTAGAAGAAGGTAAAAAGCCACCTAAAATAAGAAATATAATTGATAGAAATATCAAAATTTTTAATAATTTACTCTTAAAAAACTTTAAAACTCTATTAGTATCTTCCAAAAGATTTCCAAATATGAAGACATATATACATATAAACACAACTACAAAAACAGGAAAACAAAAACAAAAATCTTGCATAGTATCTAACTTTAACCATAAGTAAATTTGCCACCAATTTAAATACATTTTTACCTCCGTTTATCCCATAATTTGACAGTATAAACTACATTATCTATATAACCATATTCTGTTAAATCAACAAAACCAACTAATTGAGCAAAGCATTCCAAACATATTGTATTATTTCCATTCCAACCAATTCTTTCACAAAACTCTTCCCATAATTTATCACTATCTATCCACGATACAAATTGTATTCTTCCACATTTCTTACAAGTTTGTGGCTTCATTTTAACACCTCCTTTTAATTATCAAAACTTATTGCTTCGTTCTGACAAACATCTATACACCTGAAACAAAAAATACATTCTTCTTCATTCCAAATTGGAGGTTCATGCAAATTTTCTATTTTTAAAGCCCCTTCACAACTATCTACACAGGAGAAGCATCTAATACATCTTGAGTCATCAATCTTTAGATGTCCGTTCATAATAACCTCCTATTTCTTGTATTAATTCTTCAAATCTTTCTTTTCTAATACAAACATTCCTAATACATTTTCTTTTAGATACATTAGTTTTAAAAACAGCTAAATCATATTTGACAATTTTATTTTTTAATACTTGATTTAATTTTTCTAAAGAAAAACATCCCAAATAAATTGTTTCTATTACATAATCATAATCTCCTTTTAACCAAGAAATAAAAGTATTTAAATTCATTAGATAAACTTCATTGTTCAAACATAAAAAATTTTGCTTGTTTATTTCACTAAATAAGATCTTTGGATAAGCTCTTTTCTTACTTCTGTAAGCAACATCAATTAATAGGTTTATATCAAATACTTTTAAAACTAAATCTCCTTTAAAACCCCTTGCACTTCCAGAACAAGGAACTCGCTCACACTTAAATCCAGCTTCTCTAAACTGATTTCTTATATCATACTCGTGATATTTATAGTTTGAATTTGCCATATTTACTCCTCTAAATTTCCATTTTCTTTTAGAACATCTCTTACTAAAGCTAATAAAGAATATCCATTTATATCTTTATAAGGATTTTCTCCAAAAGCTTTTTTATCATTAGCTATTCTAAACAGTTTATCTATTATCCTTACAATAGTTAACATATCATCATACTGATCAGGATTAATTCCATTTGGATATAAAATTCTTAAAATATCACCGCTTTTTCCAAAACTATCCCCATAGGCTTTTTGTTTCTCTATAACTAAATTAGCAACTTCTAAAGCAATCTTTTTGTAATAATCTTCTTTTATTCTTGAATTAAACATAATCCCCTCCTTATTGAATAACCTTACTTTTTTACAGGTTTTCCATACATTAAAGAATTTAACATATCTAATAATTCTCTTACAATTTCATCATAAGTTTTACAATCTACCAGTATTTGTTTAATACGATATGAAATATCTCCATATATTTTATAAAGAATAGCATTGATTATCTCTTTTTTTATTTCACTTTCTATATCTTTAATTTCTCCTCTATGGACAGCCATTTCTACAAGAGTATGAGATATACAATTGGAATAACTTACTGAAATTTTTCCTCTATAAACTAAACCTATATCTGAATGTCTTTTCTCTATAACTATATCCTCTGCTAATATCTGATTACAGGCTTCATCTTTCATTTCAAAACCTCCTTTAAAGTGTATTTTTGTTAGAAGTTTGACTGTTATACAACAAACATTTTAAAAATAAAAACGATTTCATTTTAAGACTCCCCCCTACTGATTTCAATGTAAACGAAATCTTCCATTAAAAGTTTTGAATTCCAATATGATAAAACATGCTCAGACACTTTAATAAAAAAAGGAGGTAAAAACTGTATATGTCCATCAAGCAAAATTAATTTCTTTTCACAAAAAGCTTTAATTAAATTGATTTCTTTATCTGTAAAATATTTTTTACTCAGCTTATTCTTATATTTTAGATGTATTATGTATAATAAAAGTTTCGTAATAGATTTTTTCTCTTTTATAAAAGAGATATATTTAACATTAGAAGCAATTTTGCTAAATATAGGAGTAGGAGCTTTGAATATATAAGGTCTAAATTTGATAGGAGATTTATTTATTCTACTGAAAATAGTATAAATACTTTTATCAGAATAATTCACTCCTATTTGCCTTAAAACATTAAATACATCTTTTTTTGAAATAGTAAATGCTTTTAATAAATCATAAAAATTTTTTATTTTTTTAAAATCTTCAAAAGCAATGGGGTATTTTCCACCAGAGTAAAAGTCTTTTTTATTAACATTCAAATGAACAAAAGCACAACCATGTCCAAATTCAATATAAAAATAATTTTGTAAAACCTTTTCAATCTCAGAATTTGTATTCAAAAATGTCTTAAGATTATGCATTCTATACCTATACGATTGACATTCTTTATAATCTATATTTTCCATAAAAACTTTAATAATAGGTTGCCCTTTCCATACAGATAAAGCATAACAAAATATTTTTATTAGTTTTATTATATGAGCTGTAAATTTACATTTTTTAGCTTCATAAATATCTCTTAATATTAGAGTGATATTTCTTGGAATATAAATAGAATCCATAATCCCTCCTATTTTGATTGTTCTTTAGCTTCTTTTACGCATGTTACTAAATCAAGTAAATCTTTTGGAATTTCTTTTTCAGTAATAAGACCTTCAATGTAAGCAGACCATACTTTTACTAACATTTCTGAAAATAACATATTTAAAGCAAGAGGAATTAAATCTAATTCATTCTTAACTTTCACCACTCCTTCAAAAGGAACTCCATCCATTTCCATAGCCATAGTAAATAGTTTGTATAACTTTAATAATTGTTTAAAAAACTCTCCTCTAAAAGGAAGCTCTTTTTCTTCATCCCCAAAAATAATTTTAATTCTTTTTTCTCTCATAATTCCCTCCTAATATTTTTTATTCATTATACCACAAAAACTGTTTTTGTCAATAGTTTTGTCAATTTTTTTCAATTAACTCTTGTGTAAAACTGCTACTCTGCGTTGTATTTTGGAAGAACCTTATAAGATTACCCGTGTGTTTTTGTCTACCCATCTTAATATATAGAGATATAACAATATTAAATTATACATTAATATATGGTCTAACAAAAATACACAGTATTTTTATTAGACAAAAAATCTTCTTTTTTTTCCTCATAAATTCGGATAAAAAAGAATTCAAGCTCCTTTACCAATTTTTATTGCTAAAGTAGTTGAATTCTTTTCATAAGCAGTTGATACAGAAGGATCAATAAAAATTTATTTTTTCTCAACTTGTTTCGCTCGCCTTGTCTTCCTTTTTTGTTTAAATTTTAAAATAAAATCGCTTTTATTTTTGTCTTTTTATGATATAATTTTTTAAAATGAGTGGATATATTATCAATTACAACTTAGATGATGTTCCTACAGTAAAAGCCTTTCTTAATTCAAGGAAAAGGTATAAATTCATCGTGGGCCCTTTTGGTCCTTTACCTGAGGATACTGAATTTCTTACTCCTACAGGTTGGAAGAAAATATCAGATTATAAAGAAGGAGATTTAGTAGCTCAATGGCATCAGGATACTGGAGAAATCTCCTTTATAGAACCTATTGATTACATAGTTAAACCGGCAGATTATTGGATAAATTTTGAATGTAGTAAGTATTTATATATGAAAATGTCTCCAGAACATAGAGTTCCTTTTTATGATTATAATGGAAAATTTAAAGTATTACCTGCTTATGAGATTGCTTTAGCACCTAACAGAAAGTATATACCTAATTCATTTACAAAAAAAGGTAAAAAAATTGATGAGTTTAGATTGAGATTATTAGTAGCCCTTTCTGCTGATGGACATAAACCAAAAAATAGTAAGCAAATAAAAGTAAGTCTTAGAAAAGAGAGAAAAAAAGAGCGTTTAAAATGGCTTTTACAAAAACTTGGGATTGATTACAAAATTTCAAAATGTAAAAATAGACCAACTGAAGAAATATTTACTTTTTATTTTGATGAATTTTATAAAGTTTTTCCAAAAGAATGGTATGGTTTAGATAGTTCTTCTCTTGAAGTTATTATTGATGAAATGATTTATTGGGATGGAGGTTTTTATGGAGGGAATGATAGAAGATATTTTACTTCTATAAAAGAAAATGCTGAATTTATTCAGTTTGCCGCACATGCTACTGGAAGAAGAGCTTATATTAATAGGAGAAGTTATCCAGATAAAGAAAATTGGAAAGGCACTTATCATATTTATATCTCTGGAGGAAAAATATATCCTAAAATTGAAGGAAGAAATTCTAATATCTATATTGAAAAAGCAAAGACGAATGAATTTAAATATTGTTTTGTTTTACCTACTACTTTTTTTGTAGTCCGTCAAAAAGGAGTTATTTATATTACTGGAAACTCTGGCAAGTCATCTGGTTGTGTAATGCATCTTTTTTATTCAATGATAGATCAGAAGCCTAATTCTGAAGGTATTAGAAAAACTCGTTATGCTATCATAAGAAATACTGTAAAACAGTTGAGAGATACAACTAAAAAAACAATAGATAGCTGGATACCTCCTGTTCTTTATACTTGGAAGGAAAGTCAATTTACTTATTTTTTCAAGTTTAAATTGGATGATGGAACTATAGTTGAGAGTGAGTGGTTATTAAGAGCTTTGGATGATCCAGATCAGGTTAGAGACCTTTTATCTCTTGAACTTTCTGGTGCATGGATGAATGAAGGGAGGGAAATCAGAGAAGATATTTTTAGAATGCTTCGTGGAAGAATAGGTCGTTATCCTTCAAGGATTGATGGTGGGGTTACTTATTCTTATATAATAATAGATAGTAACCCTCCTGATACGGAGCATTGGCTTTACAAACAGTTTGAGGAGATGCCCAATGAAGATCCAAAGGTTGCTGAACTATTTGAAGTTTTTCACCAGCCCTCAGGATTATCTCCTGAGGCTGAAAATATACATAATCTTCCTCCCAACTATTATGAAGAGCTTTGCATAGGTCAAGATGAAGATTGGATTAGAGTTCATGTTCATGGAGAGTATGGTTATGTAAAAACAGGAAAGCCTGTGTTTCCTAATTATAAAGATAGTATTCATTGTGCAAAAGAAGAACTAAAACCTATCAGAGCTTTACCTCTTATTATTGGAATGGACTTTGGTCTTTATCCTGCTTGTGTTTTTACTCAGCAAACTGAAAAAGGACAGCTTCTTGTTATAGATGAAATAGTCTCTGAAGAGCCTACTGATATAGAAACTTTTATAGCTGAAAGACTTCTTCCAAAACTGAATACTCCTCCTTATTTTAGAATGGATGTTTTAGTTATAGGAGATCCTGCTGGTAAAGCTCGCTCTCAATTAGATAAAAGAACTTGTTTTACAGTATTAAAAGAACATGGTCTTAGAGCTTATCCTGCTTATACAAACTCTCTTATGGATAGAATAATGGCAGTCAATTTTTATTTAACAAGATTTGTTGATGGAAATAATCCAGCTTTTATTTTATCTCCTAAATGTGTTGTTTTAAGAAAAGGTTTGATTTCAGAATATAAGTTTACAAGATTAAGAACTTCTTCTGAAAAATATTCTGATTTACCTGAAAAGAACTTATATTCTCATGTAGCGGATGCTTTACAGTATGCTTGTCTTGGATATTCTCCTAATCTTAATGTAAATAGGATAAAGAGATATGGTCATAGAAATATAATTTTAAAAGGAAGTGGATATAGTAACACAAAAGAAAAATATAGAGGATTTACATAATGGAAGAAAAGCGTGAAATACCAACTCTTGCTCAGCATATAACGGAGTGTTTTAATAAAGCCAAAGTGGCTAAAGTTCCTATTGAAGAAAGAATGATAAGAAATCTTTATGTTTTTAAGTGTAAGTATGATCCTGAAAAATTAAAATCAATAAGAGAGATTGGTGGTTCTGAAATTTATCTTCCTCTTGGTAATATAAAATCAAGAGCTTTGAAAGCTTGGCTTACTGATATTTTCTTTTCTTCTGGAGAGCCTCCTTTTGATATAGAGCCTACGCCTGTTCCAGAATTAAGTTCTGATTTAGAAGATATGTTAAAAGAAGAAGTGTCTAAACAAATAAGAGAAGCAATGAATAATGTTCAAATTTTACAGCAGTTAAGTGGCGGTGCTATATCTATGTCTGATGTTTTACCATCTTTAAAAATGTCAATTAGAAATATAGAGGATAAAGCAAGAAAAAAAATATATGAATATTCAAAAGAACTTGCTGAAAGAGAAAAGAAAAGAATTAATGACCAATTTGTTGAAGGAGGTTTTTACGAGGCTCTTGATGAATGTTTATTAGACTTAGCTTTATTTCCTTGTGCTATAATAAAATCATGCGTTCCAAGAAAGAAAAAAGTTTTTTCAAAGAATAGAGAAGTAGTAGAAAAAATAGTTCCTACTTATAACAGAGTTTCTCCTTTTGATATTTTTCCTTCTCCTTCTGTTTCTGATTTTTCTGATTGGGTTATTGAAATTCTTCATTTAACTCCACAGGATTTATTAAATCTTCGTGGTATAGAAGGCTATGATGATGCTAATATAGAATATATTGTAGGTCTTTATGGGGATACTGGTTTCAGTATAAGTGAAAATAATAGGAGTGAAAGATTTAGTCTTGAAGGTAAAAAGATTGAGTATTACAACCTTATAGATGTAATTGAATTCTGGGGTTCTATAAAAGGTGAGCTTCTTACGATGTCTGGAGTTGACATAGGAGTTGAGGTTGATCCAGATGAATACTATGAAGTAGCTGTATGGGTATGTGATGGTGTTATTTTAAAAGCCACAATAAATCCAGATCCTTTAGGTTTAAAGCCTTATCATAAAGCTTCTTTTATTGAGATACCTGATAGTTTTTGGGGTTTTTCTTTAATAGATGTTATTTTTGATTTACAGCAAGGTGTAAATGCAATTTCAAGAGCTATTATAAATAATGCGGCACTTTCTTCAGGTCCTATGGTTGAAAGAAATATAGATAGAGTTCCTCCTCATGAGGATAAAGTAATTCTGCCATGGAAAATATTTGATAGTTCCAATTTGGGATATGATAGTTCTCCTGCTTATCGTTTTTATCAGCCTTCTTTAACTGCTCCAGCTCTTGTTCAAGTAGTTGCATATTTTATGAAACTTGCTGATGAGTTATCTGGCATACCTTCGTATTCGCACGGCGATGTTACAGTCGGCGGAGCTGGTCGTTGTTTAGCAGAATACTCAAGAATTGTTACAATTGATGGATATAAGAAAATAAAAGATTTAAAGGTTGGAGATTTAGTAGCTACTATAGACGGCTCATTTACTAAAATTACGGGCTTTTATCCTCAACCAAAGCCTGAACCTCTCTATCGTATTTATTTTAGTGATGGCTCAACTGTTGATTGCACGGAAGACCATTTATGGGTTGTTTTGAATGAAAAAGGAAAGAAGCTTGTAAAGACTGTTAAGGAATTACTTGATGAAGGAATAACAAGAGAAGTTAATTGTAAGTCTTCAAAGACAGGAAAGAAGACTATTTATAAATGGAGATTGCCTAAAATAAAACCGATAAAATTTCCTTATAAAGGAGTAAAGATTGATCCATATACTATAGGTTATTACATAGGAAATGGATCCTTACATAAGGGATATGTAAGATTATGTATTCCAGATGAGTATTTAGATGATGTGTTAAATAGAATACCGTATAGAAAAAATAAACCGTTAAAAGGCAAAAATTCTGGAAAATCTGTTTATATTGGTATTCCAACAATAGGAGTGTTTATTAAAGAGTATGGTTTAGATAAAATAAAAGCTGATTCAAAGTTTATTCCAAAGGAATACCTTTACAATTCTGAAGAGATCAGACTTGAATTATTAAGAGGGTTAATTGATAGTGATGGTTATGTTGGTAAAGACGGTAGTGTATGTTTTACCACGACTTCAAGGCAATTAATAGAAGATTTGAGATTTCTTGTGAAATCGCTTGCAGGAAGAGTTTACAGAATACTTGAGATTGAAGAACAGGAAAAAGAGTTTCCAAGAGGAAAAATTTGCAGGACAAAAAAAGCTTACAAAGTATATTTTAGAGTGCCTACTGAAGTAATTTCTTATATTTCAAAGAAACAAGAAAGGTATAAGAAGAAAAGTATTCCTTATATTTACATAAGAGAAATAGAAAAGCTTAATAAGGAAGAGCATGTTTATTGTATCAAAGTAGAGCATAAGTCTTCTATATTTTTATGTGAAGATTGTATTCCGACACATAATACAGCAGTTGGACTTTCTATGCTTATGAATAATGCCAGTCGTGGAATTAAAGAAGTAGTTAAAAATATAGATAGAGGCTTGATAGAGCCTACAGTGTTAAGAACTTATTATTACAATGTAATTAATTTCTATGGGTATGATGAGGAAATACCTGATTTGAATATAAAAGCTAAAGGTTCTATTGTATTAATGGAAAAAATGGCTCAAGCTCAAAAATTACTTGAACTTTTAAATGTTGTTAATAATCCTCTTGATACTCAAATAATTGGAGTGGAAGGAAGAAAAACTTTATTAGAAAAGATTTTTAAGAATTTTGGAATATCTATTCCTTTTAGAGATGATCTTGAAGAGATGATTAACTCTTTACAAAATCAATTAAATAACTATGTTCAAAATGTTCAACAGGCTAAACCTACTGAAGAACAAACGCCTGTAACTGAACAGGCTCAAGATTTTAGAAAACAAATGTTAGGAGTTGGCGGGTGATAGATAAAAGAAAACTTGAAAATACTTTATTATCTCTTAGAGATAAGAATGTAAAAAGTTTTAATTCTTTTATAGAAATTTTAGAAAATGAACAATCTTCAATTTATCACCAGTTAGCTTCAGCAGATAAATGGGAAGATGTAAAATTTTTACAAGGAAAGTTATTTATAATAAACCTTATACTATCTTCAGTTAAAGGAGATTGATATGGATGGAAGGATTGATCTCCACTACATTCTTGGAAGGCTTGACGCCTTAGATGAAAAAATCCAAAATGTTTATGACAAGTTAACTTCTATTCGCAATCACAGCAATAATTATTATCTGAGTAAGGATAATTTCGATACTTATAAATCTTTTATTGATGAAAAGTTTGAATCTGTTTTTGATAAAATAGGTGAATTATCTGATTTAATAGTTGATTTACAAGATACCTTTAGTAAAGATCAAAAAAGATTGTTTGAGGAAGTTTTATTTAAAAAAGATATTTTTAGAATTATTGTTGCAGTAAGTGCTTTTTTTACAGTTATTAATATTATAATTTCTATAGTAAGACCATAATAAAAAACTGATGGAGGTGTTATATGCCTATTATCCAAGACGCTCCTGAGGTAAAAAGACCTCAGGAAGACGCTATTGAAGTAGATGTTAACAGTTCAGAGCCACAACACAGAACAGAGATAATGGAGTATGAGGAGACTTTTGAGGATACTGTTCCTTCTTCTGAAATTACTGAAGAAAGGGAGGAACAGCCCTCAGAGGAAGAAGGCGAGGATTGGGAGCATAAGTATAAAGTATTAAAAGGAAAATATGATAAGGAAGTTCCTCGCCTTCACAAAAGGCTTAAAAGACTTGAAAGAGAAAGAGTAGAACTCTTATCAAGAATTGAATTGCTTGAGAAGGCTCTCCTTGCTCAGCAGGAGAAGACCTCCAAAGAAGAAACTTCCACTATGGAAGTAGATGATGAAGATCTTTTAAAATTTAAAGAGGATTATCCTGATATTTATAAAGCTATAACTAAATTACTTGAGAAAAAAGTTAGACAAGATTTTGAGAATAAGGTTAATGAATTGTCTAATAAGATGACACAGCAACAGTTTGAGGCTCAGCTTACTGCTCTTGTTCCTGAGTGGAGGGAGCTTAATACTGATCCCGATTTTCTGGATTGGTTACAGGAAGTTGAGCCTGCTACAGGTTACACTCGTCATCAACTTATGTTATTCTCTTATCAAAATGGAGATGTTAATGGGGTTGCTAAGTGGTTTAAAAGATTTTTAGCTGAAAATAATGGAGGTAATCCTGTAATGGAAAAGTCTATTCCTGCTAAGAAAAATGTATCTCCTCCTCATAGAAAAACTTCTTCTATGAGAGAGGGTTCTAAAAAGCTTTTTACTGAAAGTGAGATTAATGAATTTTATAGAAAAAAAGCTCTTGGAAAAATTCCTCCAGATAGAGCTAACCAGATTGAGCAGGAGATAATACAAGCTCTAATGGAGAATAGAGTTATTTATGGAAAATAAAAATTTTTAAATAAGGAGGTGCAACTATGCCTGTTCCTACAGCAACTGGCTATCCTGATTATGGATATGGAACTCCCGGATCTCCGGGGAATGCTCATATACCTATTTTATTTTCTGGGAAACTTTTAACTAAATTTTATGAAAAATCTACTATAGCTAATATAGCTACTACTGATTATGTTGGTGAATTAAAAAATGTTGGAGATAGAGTTACTATTAGAACTCTTCCTTCTGTAACTATTAAAGATTACCAGAAGGGAGCTACTATTGATTTAGAATATCCTGAAAGCCCAGCTATTGAATTTACGGTTAACAGGGCTAAGTATTTCAATTTTGCAATGGATGACATTGATATTAAAGAAAGTGATTTAGAGTGGCTTGACAAGTTAGCTGATGATGCCGCACAGCAAATTAAAATTAAAATTGATACTGAAGTATTTTCTACTATTTATACTAAGGCTGACTCTGCTAACCAAGGGGCTACTGCTGGAGTTAAGTCTGGAGCATTCAATTTAGGAACTGCTGGTGGAACTGCTCCTTCCCCTGTAACTTTGGATAAAACTAACATTCTTGATTATATTGTTGATTGCAAAACTGTTCTTGATGAACAGAATGTTCCTGAGGAGAACAGATGGATAGTTCTTCCTCCTATTATGATGGGCTTATTGGATAAATCTGATTTAAGAAATGCGGCTTTTGCTGGTGATGGTCAGAGTTATTTATTGAGAGGAGGTTTTACTGGTAAAACTATAGCTGGGTTTAATTTGTATGAAAGTAATCTTCTTTATAGAGATCCAACTACAGGTGCTTATTACATACCTTTTGGTTGGAAGGGATGTTTGGTGTATGTATCTCAGATTAATAAGACTGAAAGATATAGACCTCAAAATACTTTTGCTGAGGCTATGAAAGGACTTATTGTTTATGATTTTGATGTAATTCTTCCGAAGGCTTTAGGTGTTCTTTTTGCTACAGTAGGTTAATTCTTCAGGGGGCTTAGCCCCCTTTTATTATATTATTAGAAAGGAGGTTTAATAATGATATTCAAGAGACCTAAACTTTGTAGAAATAAGAAAACAGGAGCTATTTTTATTTGGAACGAATTTTTAAAGAATGATCCTGATATTGAATTATTAACTGAAAAACAGATACAAGCTATGTTTTCTAAAAAAGGAAAGAAAGAGCCTAAGAGTGATGATATTCTTGATAAGAAATAATTTAGGAGGCTATCATGCCTATATATAAAAATATCGGAACAGATCCAATAATTCTTCCTGATTTATCTTTGACTATTGATCCTGGAGTTACTTTTGCTGTTTATAGATATTATAATCATCCTGATTTAGAACTGGTAGATGATACAGTAGAAGTTGTTCCTTTATGTATTTTGGAAGGAACAGTTAGTATTGATATTTCTGTTTCTCCTGAAGTTTCTATAAATATACATCCTGATTGTAAAAAAATAGAAATTTTTGATATTTCAGCTTCTCTTCAGGTTTCTGCTAATGTTAAATTCTCTGATGCATTTCCTATTCATAGGAGAACTTTAAGTCCGGGAGATAGACTTGTTATTTATAATAAGAATAATAAAATAAAAACTTTACATTTTGCTTCTGACACAAATGTAACTTTTACTGTAGTCCAGCATTTGGAGGAATAAATGAATATAAGAACTGAACTTTTTAGAGATAAACTACCTAATGTAGCTCCATATTGCACAATTGAAGCGACTGGTTGGACTGGTTCTCAATCTGGTGAAGTTTTAGCTACTGGAGATGGAACTACTGTTGATTTTAGTGGAAAAGTAGATTTGCCTCCTGTTAATCCTCTTAATAGTTTCACTTTGCATTATACAATTGGTGGAACTGCTTATTCTGTTCAAGCGGATGCTAATGGTAATTTTTCTGATGCTAATGTAACTGGAAGTGTAGCTCAAGATGGCACTTGGAACGCAACTTTTAATACCGCTCCAGATGATGCTACTGATATAACTGCAGATTATTCTTATGGTATTCCACCTGCAAATTTAGAAAATGCATTAGATCCAAGTAATCCTAATCCAAGTGATTGGGGGTGGATTTCTACAGCTGGAGCTGTTACTGTCGGTGATGTTGTTTTTCATTTACAAGAAGAAGGTCTTTATTTAGTTAATATAAGGTGGGGAGGATATAGTTCAAAAGCAAACTCAATTGTCACTAATGTAAGAATTGATATTGACCCTGACCCATCTAATATATTTTGGTCTTATATTGATTCATGGGGAAGTATAGCAAGCACGAAGGAAAAAGTTAGAAGTGGTGTAGGGATGATTATTTATGGAGATAAATTTGAAATTTATGTAAAAACAAATGCCTCAGATGAAATACATTGGAGATTATATGATGTTTGGGTATTTAAATTAATGTAGAGTTAAATATATTTTAATATAGGAGAGAACCTATGTTTAATATAGAAGGACTTGAAAAAACAATTCACCAATCTAATTTTGGTAATCTTTATGTTTACAAAGATTTAGGCACTTTTCGTATTCTTACAGATGGTTACTATCTTTATAAAGAGCTTCCAAATAGGAAAGGAATAGACCCAAATCCAATTTCAGAAGGTAAATCTGGATATATTCTTATAGAAGCTTCCCCAATTGACCAATTTTTTATGTCTCTTAAAGAAGATGTAAAGCAACTTGCAATTTCTTTTATCAAAGCTAATCCAGACTGTCTTTTAATGGATGTTATAGGGTATATAGAAGTTCAAAGAGATGAAACCTGTGCTGATTTAGCAAAAGTTCTGCTTGAAGCTTATGGTAGGGTTGGCAATGCAAGGGGTTTGTTTACTTTTCCAGAAAATGCTACAACAGATGAAAAGTTTGAAATACTTAGAAATTTTATTGTAAATATATCTTTGGAAGAATTGCAAAATTTGTTGGCTTCATAAAAATGGCTAAAATTCAATTTGCCGCTTTTAAAGGTAAGTCTTTTATTTCAAAACTAATAAAATTCTGGACAAGGGGAGATTATTCTCATATTGCTTATATTACTAATTTTGAGAATGGAGATTTAATAGAAGCTTGGAAATACTCTGGCAAAACTTTCTGGGGTTTTTCAAATATTAAAAATCATTCCAAAGGAACAGTTGTAGAGATATGGGAGAAAGAAGTTACTGAAGAACAAGCAGAAAAAGTGTATAATTTTCTTTTTAAACTTGCAAAGAGAAATTGTCCTTATGATTGGAAAGGATTGTTTGGGTTTGTATTTAAATGGAAAGATTGTAAATGGAAATATTTTTGTAGTGAAGGGTGTGCTATGGCTTTGATAGAGGCGGGAGTGTGGAGTTATAAATTAAGGCCTTATGTAATACACCCAAGCTATTTTGTTGATTTAATGGTAGTATCAGGATTTAAAAAAGTAAAGACTATTATTATTTAACTTATAATATGTCTAAAGCAACAATTATAATTTTAGGAATGCATCGTTCTGGGACAAGTCTTACAAGTGCATTGTGTCAATCTGTTGGTTTAGATATAGGTAAAAATCTTATTGGAGCGACTTTTTCTAATCCTATAGGTCATTTTGAAAATAATGATTTTGTTATATTACATGATAGAATATTATTTAGTTTGAAAAAATCTTGGTGTAATCTTCCAGAACAGGAAGCTCTTGATAAAGCCTTTCTTTCTTTTATAAATGAAATTAAAGAGGTAATAGATAAGAACAAGAGTAATTTTTGGGGTTGGAAAGATCCAAGAAATTCTTT